AACCGACCACGGGCAGTGCCACCAACGCCAACCAGTTGCAGGGTCGGGACATCCAGAATGTTGCGCCAAGCGATGGTCAAAGCCTGATCTGGGACAACGGCAATAACCGATGGTCGCCAAGTGATATTAACATCGTAACGGATACCTCCCCCCAGCTAGGTGGAAACCTGGATGTCAACGGGCAGGACATCGTAAGCACATCCAATGCTAACATTGAGATTGCTCCCAACGGCACAGGCGCAACGGTGTTCAAGGGTAACACGAATGCTGGTGCGATTACGTTGAACTGCGAATCTAACACGCACGGGCAAACTATCATTGCTCAACCGCATTCAGCTAATGTAAGCAACACGCTCACGCTTCCTGCGGGTACTAATCAAGAGATTGTCGGCACAACTGCCACCCAGACTCTCTCCAACAAAACTATAACGGGACTCGTCATAGGCACAGACGTTCAAGCCCACGATGACGACACTGTTAAGTCCGACACTGCCACAAACTTTACTGCTCCTGTTCGGGGCGGCGTGGATAGCACTCAAGCGTCTGCGGGCGTTTGTGATTTGTCCGAAGCCAACAATCACGCAGTAGCTATTTCTGGAACCACAACAATTTCCGTAACCAACCCAACTGCCGGACAATCAGGTGTCATTACAATTACGCATGACGGCAGTGCGGTTAGCTTTTCTGGAATCAAATTTGAAGGCGGATCAGCCCCAACGCCATCTACTTCCGGTGTTGATCTACTGGCCTACTACGTTGAGTCCGCTAGTCGGGTTTCGGCGGTGTTGCTTAAAGCCACAGCATGATTATTGGAAATCCATTACTGCTCAAGAAAGCGGCTGACGACTCAACCCCAGCCGAAGACCCTGTGACCCGTTCGCTGCGTCTGGCTGGCAGTCATTACTTAACCAAAACATTCAGCAGCAGCGGAAACCGCAAGACCTACACTATTGCCTTTTGGGTTAAGCGTTCAAAGATTTCAACAAGCAGTACGCAGGTTCTTTTTTCGGCAGCACCATCTGGTCACAATAGCAACCCCAACATAGACCAAATTTCGTTTCGGCCTAACGATACTCTTGAGTTCTACCAATACCCTAGCGGCTCTCAAGAATCACGCCTAGCCACGGCGGCGGTGTTCAGAGATACGAGTGCTTGGATGCATTGTTGCTTTTCCGTAGACACTACCTTACCGGATAGCGAGGAGACGGACAGAGTTAAGATTTTTGTAAATGGTGTACTGCAATCCGTAGCTACATACACCGATTACCCTAGCCAGAATCACGAATCTCTTTTTAACAAGAGTGAGATGCATAAGATTGGTGAGGAGGCGATTAGAGATAGGTACAACTCTGATGTTCTAATTAGCGATTTCTACTTTATTGACGGAACAGCGTTAAGCACGCCAGTTGGGAATCTGATAGAGGATACGGGGTATTCGTCCTATAAGCCCAAGGCGTTTGATATGTCCAGCTACTCTGGCAACTCGTTTCACATCGACGCACAGCCAGCCCACGATGCAGACCTCCTCGTAACTTCCGTAGGCCGCAACGATGGAGACACTACTTTTGCTGATGTAGCTGCGGGGCATACGGTTACTCGGTACGGGAATACAGAGCATAGCATTGCAGTTGGCAGCCCGTTTACGGGTAGCGATAGGGCGATTTATTTTGATGGGAGTGGAGACAAGATTGAAACAGGAACCACTACTGATTTTAATTTTGGCACTGGAGACTTTACAGTAGAGTGCTGGATTAACCCCAGCCAATCTGGATCACAATACGAAGGACTAATTGCTTCCGATAACTACGGTGGAAGTGGGGCCAGATGGACGGTATATCAAAATTACAGTAATATACAATTTTGGGGGTATAACTCGTCTGGTAGCTATGTATCTACAACTGCTTCATCTGTTTTAACTGTCGGACAATGGCATCACATTGCTGTTACTAGGGAATCTGGCACACTTAAAATTTATGTTAATGGAGTAGAGGAGCAGTCTAGCACATCTTACAGTTCTTATGATTTCTCGGACGATACTGGTTTGAGGTTAGGAAACTCCTACGGCAGCTTTAGCTACCAAGGCTATATGTATGATGTGCGGGTTGTAAATGGAACCGCAATTACTCCGCCGTCCGGTGGCCCAACCAGTAAGCTGACATCCGTAACCAACACCAAACTACTGCTTCAGCCAGATAAAGATGACTCTAGCTGGGGTGATGAGTCAGATAATCAAACCCTTACGGGTAGCGGCGACTTGTCAACAGTGTCACCCACAGCCTCCACACCCTACGATGATGCAGCAAAATCAACTGCTATTTCCTTTGACGGAACAGGTGACTATTTATCCGTAGCAACATCTAGTGACTTTGACTTTGGCTCCGGCAGCTACACCTACGAGGGTTGGTTTTATTTTAATGGGTTCAGCGAGACGCCCGATGGGATTTTCTCCAGGAACAACTCATCAACTCAAGAATGGGCGGTGTGTACTAATTCTAGCGGGACTCTTCAGTTCTTTGAATCCATAAACAACTCATACAACACCAGTTCATTTACGTTTAGCACGGGTCAGTGGTATCACATCGCACTGTGCAAAAACGGAACAACCTACAAGGTATATGTGGATGGCAGTGAGAAGATTAGCGTAACACTTTCTTCCGCGCCAGACGCTAACCTTCCTGTACTTATTGGCAGGTTTTACGACAACTACAATGGCTATTACCTAGATGGTTACTGTTTCGACTTTCGCGCACAAAAGGGAGTGGACACTGGTGGGTCTGTACCATCAGCCCCATTCGAGCTAAACCCCGTCTACATCGGAGGCGACCAATCCGGCAACAAAAACCATTTCACGCCGACGAATATCAGCAGCCACGATGTCATGCGGGATACGCCGACGAGCAATTTTTGCACCTTCTCACCGATCAGCGGCCCGCCTCGTGGGACTTCCACCACGATTAGTGAAGGCAACTTAAAAGTAGTCGGCGGTTACTCTGGAAGTTACTTCATGCGAGTAATGGGTACTGTGGCTGTTAGCTCCGGTAAATGGTTCTATGAAGTTCGGTGCGGCTCAAACCATACTAACTCGCGGGAATATGGTTTTAAGGGCGTCAACACACATTGGCCTACGGGGGCTTATGGATTAGGCGGCGGTAGCACCAGTTGGGCGACCGAATCCGAATTTGCATTTAGCGCGTACCACGGCGGAGTTAAGTTCAGCAATTCAAGTTCGCCAGCAACTAGTGGAACTTCTTGGGGTTCTGATGGTGATGTTATTGGGTTGGCTTTAGATTTAGATTCTACATCAGCGACACGCATTGGCACTTTAAGAGTGTTCAAGAATGGGTCAGAAGTTGGGTCAGCTACAGACATACCAACCGGAGGCTCGACAGGGTGGGTTCCGTGCATTGACGAGACTTCCTATGGGCCGCAAACGTCAGTCACTAATTTTGGGCAAGACCCTACTTTTGGGGGGCTAGAGTCTGGCACAACCTACACCTCTGATAACACCACTGGTGTAGTCGGTGAGTTTCACAACCCGATACCGTCAGGCTACTTGCCGTTTGCTGCGGGAAATCTACCTGATCCAACCGTTACGCCGTCAGAGCATTTCGGCGTACTGACTTACACTGGAAACTCCGACACATACAATGACAGCGGTTCAACTCAAAACGTCACCGGAGTCAACTTTGATGTAGGGATGGCGTGGATTAAGGACAGAGATAATAGTGCCGAATCAAGCTACACCGGAAGCGGTAATGATGAATACGGTAACTACCTGTTCGACACGGTAACTGGCACAAGCACTGGCGGGTACAACATAGATTTAGATGTGATTTATAGCAGCGGTGGCCCGTACCTAAACTCTAGCTACTATGGAGTGACTTCATTCAGTGCTGGGTCTGGTGCTAACCGAGGCATCACAGTCGATGAAGCGGGGGAAACAAACTTTGACTACGATGATGGGTCTTACCAACTCAACGAACGCTATGTGGCGTGGCTCTGGAAGCTAGGCAGCACTGGGTCTAGCAGCACTTGGAATAGCTCCTATACTGCCCCTAGCACTGAACACTACAATGCCTCGGCAGGTGTGACTACGATTGAAGTCAGCCCAGCCAGTAGCGGGAACCTTGAGGTAGCCCACAGTCTATCAGCCGCACCAGAGTTTTTCTGGGTGGCAGACGATCAGGGATACGCAAACTTCAGCGGATACCCAGCATTCCATAAAGATTTAGATAGTGGAAAATATTTGCAACTCGATAGCAATTCAGGCCAATCAAGTGATAGCACCTATTTTCCGTCAGGTGCGGCTCACGCTGATTACATCAAATTAGGATCAGCGTTTACAGATGACTACGGGTACGGTTTTAACCTCCGAATCTGGGCGTTTACTGGGGTCGAAGGGTATTCCAAATTTGGTTCATTTGTGGGGAATGGAAGCTCGGATGGGACTATGGTGTACACCGGATTCCGACCAGCCCTTGTAATGGTTAAATCGATGGGTACGCAGCGGTGGGCAATGATTGATTCAGTTAGAGGGCCAATCAACCCCAACCGAAACACTGTGTACGCGGAGGACAGCACCACGGAGTACAGTGGAACGCTTCACGACAGAGACTTTTTATCTAATGGTTTCAAGTTGAGGAATACGGACGGGATTTTTAATACGAACGATCAGAAGTACCTCTATTGCGCTTGGGCCGAACAGCCATTCTCCGCCCCAAGCAACGCTAGATAACAGAAAGATTTTATTATGTGGACACATACAGAATCAAACCGAGTCCTACCTCTGGACAAAGCCTTTAGCCTTAATAATGTCAGCTACCCTGCCAACTGGTTGAGAGTTTCTGGGTCGGAAGATAAAGCGGCAATCGGTCTGGAATGGATCGTGCCAGAGCCTCCACCAGTAGTTCGTGCGCCGCTAGAGCGTGAGAAGAGTGACGGCATTACGCGGGCCAAGGACACTGCTGGCAAGATGTTGGCTCAATCTGATTGGATGGTGATTGCCAGCGTGGAGCGCAACCGAGCAGTGGCCGATGATTGGGCCGAA